CTGCTGGTGCAGTATTAAATGTCACTGTATTTCCTGAAATCTGCATTTGATTAGGAAAAATACCTTCTGAAATTTCTTCTCCATCTACAAATGCATGAAGTGAACCTGTACCACTGGTGACACTATACTCTGTTGTTTCACCATCTGCATCTGCATATGATACACCATCATCATCTCCTTGGTCTGGAGTTTGTCTTGGGTCATCTTCAAATGCTTTAGAGGTGACAGTAGCAATACCTGCGATTCCCAATCCTTTAAGACCAATGTTTGTTGGCATACCTAGTAGTTTTAAGAAATCACACCATGTTAAGAACATAAAATCAAATATTTTTCCTAATCCTATTGCACTAAGAAACTTTTTCACTATTTTAGCCCAACCAAAAAGAATCTTTTTATGCCAATTTGCTTTGAAGTCTTTCAACTCTAAAGAAATTTCAGCAATCTTTTCTTCTATCGATTCAGTAGTCGAATCTATTTTACCGCCTATGATTTTCAGAATATCAAAACCAAAGATTGATATTTCAGAAATCTTCTCTTCAATCTTTCTATGAAATTCACCAGCTGCATCTACCAATTCTTGTTCAAGTTTCTTTTTTTCTTCCTCTTTCTTATCCAATTCTTCTGACAATGCAATATGTTCGTCCATAGTAATGTCAGGATTTTTCATTTTCTCTTTTATTTCTTCAATCTCTTTTTCAAGTTTTCTTATTGATTGTTTTTTACCAAGTTTTGTTTCTTTCCATTTATCCTTTATCGCTTGAATTTTTTCTTCTATTAATTTACCAATGTCTAGATTCATAATTGCGAGTAATTCTCCAAAAGGCAAATCTGGTAATCCTAACAAATCCCAAATTTTATCAAAGATACCTATTAGTTTTTGAAATGCTTTTACATACCAATTTTGTATCCATTCTTTAATTTCAGTCTTGATATATTTCCAAGTTAATTTTGCTTTTGCTTCATCATCTAAAACTCCAAACTCACCATCAAATTGTCTGAACTCTTCTGGAATAAGTTTAAAGAATTTATCGACCCATTCCGCTTTCTTTTTATATAACTCATCAACTTCTTCTTGAAGTTTATCAATTTGGTCTTGTAAGTCTGCATGTTCATCTAATGTTAAATCAGGATTTTGTTGTTTCTCTTTTAATGCTTTAATTTCTTCTTGTTTAGAAACTATTTGAGTGACAAAATTCTTACCTGCAATTTGATTTTTAATTTCTTTTCCGTAAGCAGGACTTGTAGCAAGTTTTAAAACATCTATTTCTAAACCTAAAAGATTAATCTTAAAACTAATAGGAACTAACTTTGAAATTATTTCTGCAATCTTTGTTGGAATATATGTGTGAAAATCTTGTAATACTTCTGTAAAGGCATCTCTTGCTTCTTTCTGCCAATCACGATTTTGTCCTTCTTTGTCCCAAAATGGAGATAGTGCATCACTTATAGTTTCTTGAAACTCTGTAATTAGATTAGTAACCTTTGCAACTTCTTCTTCTAATTTACCTTCTATTTGCGTTTTAATGTAATTTTCTTCTTCTTCTATTTGTTTAAGTATTTCTTCTCTTTCTTCTTCTGTTAAATCTTCTTCTTCTAATCTTTTATATAAGTCTGCAATTCTTTTTTCTCTTTCTGCTTTCATTTCATTAACTTTACCAGCAAGTTCGCCAGGCAACTGTGCTATTTCATTAAACGCATTTATGATGTCTGCTTTTGTTGGTAAAGAGAATATATCTCCCTCAGGACAAGGAAGATTATCTGAAATTTCTTTTTCTACAGGTTTAACATCTGTTTCAGGTGTTGTCATAATTATTCACTTTAGGGACTTTCTGGTGTTTCTACATTTCCATTTGGAACAAATAATGGTGCTTTCACTATTACTGCTGTAGCAGATTCGAGAGTTAGGTTTCCGGTTCCTGCTCTTAGGTGTAAGTCTTTTGAAACATCAACCTTACCAGACTGGTAAGCTTTTACATTAACATTTCCATTTGCATGAAGATTGGCATCGCCCATAACTCTTATATTAACATTACCACTAACCCAAAGATTATTGTCTCCACATATAACAGTATAATTATCTTTTGCAACTCTCGAAATTGAATTACCATTTTGGTCCCATTCGAAATAAGTTCCTCTTCTATGTTGAAGAGAAACTCTTTCATAATTTCTTGTATCATCTAATTCAAATAAATGTCCCGATTCAGTATAAGTTGCCTTATTAAAAGGATATCGTGGATTGATATGAGAATCATCTGGAAACTTTATAGTTTCTTCTAGTTTAACTTCTGGGTCCCTATTTCTAGCATCAACTTCCAACATTTTTTTAACTTCTTCTGTGACACCTTCGAATTTGTGTTTTTTACCTAAATGTTCTCCCATATCTAGTTTAGATAAATCTCTCTGTAAAACTTTATGAGAATCTTTTGCATCTAATTGTGCAGAAAAGGTGTTTATATCTGATGCATTTGTTATCAAAGGATAATAAGGTTTATCATCTACAACCTTTTCCTCATCTTGATATTCCATTGATATTGTTTTTCGTTTTCCGAAATAATTGAACTCTAATGTTTTTAGTAAATGGGGATAAAAACCCAAATCATATTTCATTCCATATGCTCTATTTGGAGCATGTTCAGGAGTTGTATCTTCTGCTGTGTCTGTATATTCACTAGTATGATTTCTTCTAGGGTCATTGAAACCAGCATCTACAGTATTTTTAAAAAGTTCTCCCTTTTCGTTTTCTATGAAACCATCTTGCGATATACCTTGATTGACTCCTAATACTATAAACTGTTGTTTGTCATCATCTGTAAAGACTCCAACAACACTTGTTCCTTCTACTAATGATGGTGTTTCTCCGAATCCACCTAAACCAGCAGTAGTCACAGGCATGATAACTGTTGACCAAGGTAAGTCCATAGTGGACATCAATGTCTTTATGTGTGTATGAAGACCATGAACACGAACTCTAACACGACCAATCATTAATGGGTCGTTTCTATCTTCTACTACTCCAAAATATAATTTCATAATTAGTAAGCACCTCCTCCACCGCCACCGCCTTCTTTTCTAGGTGGTGTTGTAGTTGCTAAAGGATTCCATTCTGCAATATCTACATCATATCCATCTTTTGCACATTTCATATGAATTTGTCCTCTTCCTTTAGCAGGTTCTATTTCATAAAGACAATGAGTAATGACATATTCGCCATCATTCATTGAATTGACATTATCATCATCTTCTTCTGTAGGTAAAACTAAACGAATCATTGCACCAACGGTTATATCTGGTCTAAATGGAATATTAACTCTAGTTGTATTTTGATTCAATACACCTATCAAAGCAGCTCTCTCTATTGAACCTGCATCTTTATATTCTTCTCCAGTCCAGTCTTGAACAGCTTTTGTTTCTTTTTCTGCATCTAATAATTTATCTTGACCAGAATATGCATTAGTGGCGTTTATCTTTTGAATAAAAAGAGGTTCACCAGAAGTTGGTTTTTCTTCACTTACATCATCAAGAAAAGGAAGAGCCCATGCACCTGTTATTTCTACATTCATGTCTTCATCAATCATACTAGTTTTATAAACTACTTCGCTTTTATCATCAAGTCTAACTATAGGATATTCGCCTTCCATTTTGTCATAAACTTTTTTCATTGAATAACGATTTGTTCTTTCTACTTTTCTTACAGGGTCATAAGCGTTTAATCTTCCTCTATAAAGACCAGAAGTAGCACCCTTTAATACATTAGCTCTACTTGGTCTCATATATGATAGAATTTGTGTTTGAATACCAAAATAAGGTTCATCTATATTTTCTACATTTTCTTGAAGATTATGTATCCTAGGATAACAATCAAAATCAACAGGAATTTTATATTCTTTCATCTTATCAAATGTTATAAATCTTTGTCTTTGACCAAATAATGAACCAAAAAAGAAAAAACTATTTCTCCAATTAGAACCATCCTTATTTGCATTTCTTTCTAGATATTTGATAGTTTTCATTAATGTCCAATTAGGAACATTAACTTGTTTATTCTCTGGTTGAGATTCTTCCCAAGCATCGGTTACTAATTCTATGTCAACATCTTTTGGGAACATATATTTTGTCCACATATTAACCAACATAGAAGAATATGAACCTCTTAGAGTTTCATTAATTCTTGTTTGTCTTGCTATAAATTCTTTGGGGTCTGTAAAATGTAAAACATAGGTTTTTGTTTTAAAGGCATTATCGACATTTTCATCAGTCACAGCATAAACTCTAAACTCTCTATCAATGGAGTTTTCATCACTTGTCCAACCATCAGTTGTTGTGCCGTCTAGTCCTCTTATTCTAATAGTTAAAGATTCTTGCCCTATGATTTTATAGTTTTTTAATAAATCTAAACCATCGACAATAGAAAGCCTACCATGACAAAATGTTTCATCTAAACCCTCATAGATTTTCAAATTAGAACATATATTAGTTAAATCAACCCATTGGTAATTTAGATTCACTAAAGTTATATTCTCAACCTTGACGGCTCCTTGTAAGACTTGTTGTTCCATAATATTATGAACTCATTACTTGTTCAAACTTATTTACTATTCCCATAATTTTTGCTGGAGTAATGATTTTAATTTTTCGTTTTTTCTCGTTTAACTCATTTTCTTCTTCATAGTGAGATACAGATGAATATCCAGAACCACTACTATTTTTTCTAAGACCATCGCTGTTTTTGTAATACGATACACCATCTGAATGATTAATTACTGATGTTGGTGTAAATGATTTAGTCGAAACTTTACCTGTTATCGTTTCGTTTGCAAGAAATCTTCCACCTTCTATTGCAATTCTATTGTGTTCTGGACTAACCTCAATCACTCTTCCTTCTGATGATACACTCGTAACCTTTTCGCCTAGTAAAAACTTATTTGTTTTATCAGCATCGTTTGATTTGGCTGATACTATATCTGTTGATGCATTTGCAATTGCATATTGACCAGGATACTTTTTACTGATATACTCTTCAAATACTTCTGAGTCTTTAAACCAATCATAGTAATTTTCTATATCATTAACTAGAAAAAATGTCCAATGTAAATCTGCATTACCATATAGTTTAGTTGCAAGAACATCTGGTCTTTCTCCGTCTTCTATTTCATATAGAGTGTATTCAACAATCGATTTAACAGCTTCTTGTTCTATTTTAGATTTTCTAAAAAAATCTTTTATTCTTACAACCTTTCCACTAGAAAGTGTATATTGTATTGTCGGAAAATTTGAAAAATATTTAGTTGCCATATTCTATTCCTATTAATATGAGCCGCCACCGCCGCTCGGTCTACTAGAGTTTCCTCTATTCTTTTTAAAATGAGGTGGAACAGCTGTTCCAGCAGCAGTTCCAATTTGTCTAGGTATACCCATAGATATTAATTGTGCATCACTAAATCCTTGTGCTTTACCTTCTTCCCATGTCATGCCATCATCTATATTTCCCATATTAGCCTGTTCTCCAATACTAGTGTTCATAGAAGTATTTGAACCAAATCTCTTACCCTCATTTTGAATAGCACTTATGTGTCTATAATTTCCTAAAGTCATGGCTTTAACTTCCAAGAAGTTCAATGTTAATTGAACATGAACAGGCATACCATCATCAAATGTAGAGAATTTTTGTCCACCTGTGTAATCTACTTGTGCGTTTGTGCAATAAGCAGGTAAGAAACCATCAATTTTATCTGCTATTGGTCCTGAGAAATATATCTCAAACATATTTGGATAGTTATAATAACTGGCGTTTATGACATTATCTGAGTTCAGATTTTTCCCCTTAGCAGCATCTTCTCCATACGCATCAGCAAATGTATCTGGTAACATAGATTCTCTAAAGATGTTTATTATTCTTCTAACATCATCAGCTTCTTCTCTACTTTTTGGCCAAAAGTCAAATGTAAAGTCCCAAGACCTAAGAGGAACATTATCTAAAAATTGTTCTTGTTGTGGATTACTTGCACGACCAAATCTTAAATTACTTAAACCACCCGACATTTTATTTAAAGTTTCGTAAAGAAACTTTGACCCAAGTTTTGAAACTGTTTGGCTTCCGACTTTCCACCAATCGGTTGACCAACCACTTTCTCCAATTTCTGTAGCAGCATCAGCTAATGCTCTATTGAGAGTAGATATACCCTCTTGTCTATATTGAACACTAGATTGAGATATTAAAGCATCTGGAACATATAAAGATATTGCTCTTCTAACAAAAACACCTGTGTGGTTTGCAATTGCCTCTACTTCCCCAGGAGATTTATAACCCACATCAACTCCTTCTGTAAAGTCTGTTTGGCCCACTTTAGCTCCCATTCCAGCTCTTCTTCGTCTAGGTCTAATATCAAATGTCAAATAATTGACAAGCGCTTCATGCCTTGGATATATTATTTGCTCTCCGTATTCTTCTGGTTCTTTCTGAGTGTGGAATTTGCCTTCTCGCAGACCTTTTCTAGTAGATTCTAAAGATTTTTGTCTAAGTTCTAATTGTCTAAAAGCCTCTTCGGTTTGTTCACCTAAGCTATCTATACCTGAAACATAATTTATGCCTTCTATTTTAGCTGCTATGCCTTTGATACTATTTACTGCGGATTTTACTTTGTTGAATTTGTCTAGAAGTTTGTCAATATATGCCATATAAATAACCCTATAAGTTAATCTTTAATATAGTTATTTATGTCATACAGTGGAAGGTTCAAACCAAAGAATTACAAAAAGTACCGTGGAGACCCTACAAAAATATTTTATCGGTCTTTATGGGAACGAAGATTCATGGTATATTGTGATAACAACCCTAGTATTATTGAATGGGGAAGTGAAGAAATCATAATACCATATCGTTCTCCTATAGATAAGAAAGTTCATAGATACTTTCCTGACTTCTATGTTAAATACAAAGACAAGAATGCTAAGATTGTGCGTGAAATCATAGAAGTTAAACCCAAGAAATACCTTTCACCCCCAAAAGAACCAAAAAGAAGAACCAAGAGATATATCACCGAAGTGTCGAACTATATAATAAACCAAGCAAAGTTTAAAGCGGCAGAAGATTTCTGCAACGAGAGAAAATTAAGTTTTAGAATTTTAACAGAGGAACATTTAGTACCCAAAAAGTGAAGAAAACATTTCTTGGTCCCAATATGAAGACATATATTTTTGATTTAGACGGAGTTTTAATAGACTCAAAACACATGATGGAACAATCATGGAACTTATGTGAGTTAGAATATGGACTAACTCAACCCTTTTCAGAATACTTTAAGTATATCGGATTACCATTTAGAGATATACTTACAAATCTTGGCATAACCGAAAACCATGATGCGATAAAACACACTTATGACAAATCATCAATAGAACTTATGGAACATTGTCTAGAATTTTATCCAGATGTCGAAGATACATTAAAAGAATTAAAGAAAGAGAACAAAATTGCAGTAGTCACATCTAAGACTGCTGAAAGAACCAAACTCATACTAGATAAACTAGATGTTGAGTTTGATTATGTTGTAAGTCCTAAAAATGGTCTTAGGGGCAAACCTGCACCAGACCAAATACTCTTTTGTTTAGCGATGTGTAATACTGACCCACAAGATGCAGTTTACATCGGTGATATGAAAGTAGACCATTGGGCAGCACAAAGAGCAGGTATAGGTTTTATACACGCAGAATATGGATATGGAAAAGTGAAATGCGAACACTCAGTAAACCAGATAAAAGAACTAATCTCACTGTAGGTTTAATCCCAGCAAGATGGCACTCGACTAGATTCGAAGGCAAACCTCTAGCACTAATCAATGGTGTTCCTATGATACAAAGAGTTTATGACCGTGCATGTTGTTGTAAAAACATAGACACTGTTGTTATACTTACAGACGATGAACGAATCAATGACTATTGTGCAAAGAATGAGATACGATGTATAGTAGTTGATGATGATGTGCGAAGTGGAACAGACCGTTGTGCGAAAGCACTCGAGCTGCTAGATGGTAATATCTTTGTAAACATTCAAGGTGATGAACCTCTAATCAATCCAGATGCGATTGATAAACTCATAGAAGAACATGATAGTGGTATAGGTGTTAGTAATGCATTTGTCTATGTAGATGATTCATATAAACTACATGATAAGAATGTAGTAAAGGTTGTCACAAAAGAGAATGGTGATGCATTATACTATTCTAGACATGCGATACCATATCAACAGAAAGAACTAACAACATTCAAACAACAATTGGGTCTATATGTGTTTGATAGAGATATGTTAGAACTATTTCCAGAACTAAAAGTAGGAGAGAATGAGAAGTCTGAATCAGTTGAGATGTTAAGATACATAGAGAATGGTCACGATGTTAAAATGGTTCGAGTAGATGATGAAGGTCTTTCCGTAGATACAATCGAAGATTTAAAAAGAGTAGAGGAATTTATAAATGCGTATAATTGATGACACAAAAAAACCATATGAAGAGTTTAAACACTTTCATATATCTGAGGAACCCGAAACACTAGTTGAAGCGGAAGAATACTTCAATTGGATATGTGAGAATAATTCTAAACCCTATCTCATTAAACTTAGTGATTGTGTTGAAAAGGGGTTAATCGGAGAAGGTAATGATAGATATAATGACGATAGATTAGTCGATTATGTCGTAACCCTACTTGATGGTATAGATGGTCCAACCATCGACAAAAATACATTTTCCGAAGAAACTAGAAAGGAAAAACAAAATAAAGTCTATCATTGTTGCAAAATTATGTATTTAATCGACCAATATCGAACAGTTGGGCTAGATTCAACGATTCAAGCAGTAATGGAAGGCAAACATATGTTCATTCATCCAGGTATGTCACGCATATATGCGTTGTGGTATCTAAGAGCATTGAATGATGATGTCGTTATGTGGGACACAAATGAAACATTTTCTGATAGAACACCTCTAACATTTGAAGAATGGAAGAACATCTTTACTAAAGTCAAAGACAAATCATTCTTTATTGCGAATGTTGATGGTAAGATATTAGAGATGCATATGCAAGAAGATAGACCAACTATTGTCAATTCTACAGAGGATATCAAGTCTATGTTTGACAATAAACTTCCCGTTTTGCGTGGATTCGGAACAGAAGATGTAATGCATTATGTTCGAACAGAAGGTTCAACAGGTGTAGCGATTGAGACCAAAAACAACCATACCCTAGAACTTGCTGACCTCTCCACAATTCTTGAACTTTATCCTGGTTCCGTAGAAACAATCGAAAAAGAAAACTTCAAAATTTACAAGTTATGACATAAATAATAGGCATGGAAAGTCTATTAGTAAGATTAGAGAAAGAAACTCCTTCTGAATTAAAGCAAAGGTCATTAGAAAGTTTAAGATATTTTCAACAAAGAGTCAGAACTTTAAAACTCACATCAGAAGCTTTCTATAAACAATCTGACTTAACCAAGGCAAAAAGGTATCTAGAAGGAAGAATGTATACCTTCTTTTATGATGCTAAAACTAAAAAGAAGTTGCCTTATTGGGATAGATTTCCATTAGTTATAATATTAGATTTAAGAGAAGACGGTTTTACAGGTTTAAACTTACATTATATTCCACCAAGATACCGTGTTAGACTTCTATATGAACTATACAAGTATGTAATATTAGACGATGATGAGTATGCAGAAGAAGAGATGAGAATGAGAATAAAAATGACTTATCAACTAATAACAGGTATATCAAAATTAAAAATGTATAAACCATGTTTCAAAAGATATTTAACTAATCACATAGAAGGCAGAGCATTAGAGATAACTCCTGAATATTGGGATTCAATGGCGATGTTGCCTTTAGCACAATGGCAAAAAGAAAACGCAAGAACAGTATATTCAGATAGTATAAAAACAATCAACAATCAATAGGAAATAGTATGGCAGACGAAAAAACAAAATGGTATCCAGGTAAACATTGGAATGCCTGGAAAGAACGAAGAGAGAAAGAAAGAAACGAAGGTAAAACTCCAGAAGAACTTGCTCAAGAAGAAGAAAGAAGAAAAGAATTTGGCGAGAAGTTTGATGATTGGATGAAACCAAAACTATCAATAGATAGACTTAGATATAACTTTGACTCTGGTGCTAGACCAAATCGTTATAATGTAAACTTCTTTTGCCCTAATTTAGGCATCTCTCTTGAAGGATTAAGATGTTCAAATGCAACTCTTCCTGGTCGTCAACTTGAAGCAGCTGATTGGTCTGCATATGGAACAACTATGAAAATGCCATACATGTTATCTCATGATGGTGGAGAAGTATCTTTCACATTTATATGTGACGCTTCTTTTGCTGATAGATTCATCATAGATGCATGGCAATCTGCGATATACTCCTCTGGTAATTGGACAGATAATGATGAAGACGGAGTTCAACAAATTATGGGACAAGGCGGAAACTCAATGCATCCAATGTTTGCATATCAAAATGAATATGTTGGAAAAGTAGAAATAGAACAATACGATATGAAAGGAAGAGAATCATTAAAATATACTTTATTTGATGCGTTCCCTATGTCATATGCTCCTACACCTTTAGCTTGGGAACAAACTGACCAATTAATGCAGTTTGAATGTACCTTTGCATTTAGAACTTTCACACAATCGTTTTCGAACAATAAGTCTTCCACTGCACTAAATAGAGGAAGACGAGCGATAGATTCTATACTTGATATAGCGAATCTACGCAAAGGTGGTAATAGTGCAAATAATACATTACAAAGATTTAACGATAGACTCGCTAAACTTGATGGATTATTTGGTTAGATTATAAATTAGGAGAAAGTTAATTATGAAATTACCAATTCAAGAGGCTCCAACTTATGAAGTAGAATTGCCTCTTACAAAAGAAAATGTTATCTTTAGACCTTTCTTAGTGAAAGAACAAAGAAACTTGATACTTGCGAGAGATGAAGAAAACACTCAAACTATTTTTAATGCTGTTTCTAGTCTAATACAATCTGTAAGTAATCTAAGTATGAATCCATTGGATTTACCTATGGTGGATTTAGAATATTTGTTTTTGCAAATAAGGGCTAAATCAGTTGGAGAAACATCAGAATTAGCACTTCAATGTATGGAATGTGATGAAGGTGTTTTAAGAACAAAAGTAGATTTAGAGAATATTAAATTAGACCAAGAAGACCACTCTGAAACTATAATTAGAATTTCAGAAAGTCTTCAAGTTGAGTTTTCATATCCTACTGCTAAAATGTTAGAAAAGGTAGGTGGAAAGTCTGAGGCAGAATCAATCAAACCTATGTTAATGGGTTGTATGGTTAGAATATATGATGAAGAAGAGATATATGAACTATCTGACCATCCTGATTCTGAGATTGAAAAGTTTGTTGATAGTTTAACAATAGACCAATTCGAAACGATAACAGGTTTCTTTGCTAATCTTCCAGTGTTGGAAGAAAAAGTGAAATACACATGTGATAATGCAGAATGTCGTCATGAATTTGAACAGACATTAAGAGGTTTACAAAATTTTTTTTAGCAGCCCTTTCGCATGAATCATTAGAGAATTACATGAAAATGAATTTCTCTATGATACAACATCATAAGTATTCACTAACAGAATTAGAACATATGATTCCATGGGAAAGGGAGGTTTATCTACAACTTCTCATGAAACATTTAGAAGAAGAAGCTGAACGCATGAAAGCGCAAAGGCAAAAAATGAAACAGAGGAAATAATAATGGCTAGAAGAGATAGAGACCGAAATGAAGTCGAAATTGATTTAGAAAAGTATATGGCCCTCTTGGACCAATTAGATGACCAAGAAGACCAAATAAAACAATTAAAAGATGATGCAAGAAAATTAAAAGAAGGTGTTGAACCTCCTAAAAGAAAATTCATCGACTTGTTTCTAGATTC